TAAGACGTTTTAAGACGTTATAAAATTTCACCTAATAGATTATACTAATAAAGAAAAATTATGCTTTACAGATCATTAAAACAATAAACAGGATGTAATATAAAATACTTATAAGATATGAAAAACGATTATAAAACGTATTAAATTATGAAATATAGGTATGGACTGGATAAAGAGCCAAACGGTTTTTTATGCCTGATGATTTTTGGAGGCGGGTATTTTTGGATAACTGCACCTTCCCGATTTTTGGTTATGGCCAGGCGATTTTTGGAGGCGATCCTTCCCGATTTTTTAATATAGTGGATATTTTTGAATATATTTTTTATTTTATTTGCATTATATATAATATTATACTTATATTTGAATTAACAAATAACTTTATAAACAATTAAAACCAAACAAGAATGAGAAAATTTAATTTTTACGTAGACTATCAAGAGGATAGACTATTCAGATCGTATTTTTCGGTCGATGCTCAATTTCTGGGCGATGCTTTAGACCTTGCAGATTCTTTGATGAATGAGCCAGGACTAGACCATTACAACAATGAAGAGTTTAATTATCCGATATTTTTCGGTTCACCTGTTTTTTTAAACTGTAACTAAAAATGGAAATGGAAATGAAAATGGAAACCAAAATGGAAATGGAAACGAAAGCGATTTTGGAAATCTTTGAGCTATTCAAAAACGATGATACCTACCATTATAAAATTGAAGCCAATGCCCCGATAGTTTTTGGTGACGATTTCTGCGAACTATCTATACTATTAGGATATGAAAAGACTATTCATTATATAACTATACCGACCCATGTATTTTTGAGATACGGTAATGAGATATTAATAGAGAATGGTATTTTTAAGGAGGCCAAATATGCTAGGGTTTTGGGAAGCGATATTTATGACGAAGACCAGGCAGATGAACTTACTAGCGATTACGGATCTGGATTCTATTATACTCAAATGGGACTAACTTACGATGAGAAATTTCAAATGAGTGAGTACATTATAGACAGATTAATTGGAGATTTATTCAGCGAATATAAATATAACTTAAACTAACTTAAACTAACATGAAAACATTAATTAATAACAAAGAAGTAGATCTTAATTCCATCGAATTTGATGGCATTGATATGAATGATTATCCTGATTTTAGCGATGCTTATATTAGTGCTGCTGGTTTTCAAGATGGTACTGAATTAACAGTAGATGAATTAGAACTTCTCCAGGAAGAACTTTACTACGATATGAATGAAATGATTATAAAAACCTTATACTAAGAATATGAACTTACTAGAAAAATTAAACCCAGAGCATTTAGAAATGCTAAAGGCTGCCGAAATTGAGTATCCATCTACAATTAAAAATTTAATTGAAGCATTAGAAGATAATAACCATTTTTTAGATTTGACATACCATAACATCCTTAATTTATATATGTATTTAGACTTAAAAGATTATACAATAACTTCGGTTGAAAAATTATTTAATCATGGGAAAACTAATTGAAGCAATAGTAGTTACGGTAATTGTTATATTTACTTTATACCTGACATTTAGATCAGTTGAGTTAATACTTAGATTATGGAGGTTTTTATGGAAATAGGCGATCTTATAAAATGTGAATGTGATTTTCAAGGATACGAAGAGAATTATGATTTCCAAGTATCTCTACCAGTACTAGATAAAATATATACCATTAGAGATATAAAAATGATAGGTGGATTTAAAGGTATATTATTAGAGGAGATAAGGAATTTATTAGTAGACACAGAAGTTTTTGGGAAAATAGAAATACAGTTTGATTTTAATTGTTTCTCACTACTTCCAAAAGCAGATTTATCAGAACTTAAAGAATTATTATGAAATTAACAGAAGAAAAAGCAGAAATGGTATTGAATAGCTTGTCTAGGATGAAGTTATTAACCACACTAATGGATTTTGAATATAATATGGAACTTCCCGATGTGGCAAAGTCTAGCCTAGTCAGAAACCATTTAAAAAGAATCCGAGAATCAATTTCAGAAATAAATACAAACCTATCCCACTTAGTTAAATTAAAAAATAACGATGCAGATGGATTAGATGAGTTTTCAGCAGAGATAATGGACTTGATAGGTATTGTTAGCCTAATGGATATAGAATCTATTAAAGCGTTTAATATTGACCTTAAAAACTATTTAAAAACTAAATAAAATGAAACTAAGCGATTACAGAAGAAACAGAGGTCTAACCCAAAGAGAGGTGGCCAAAAGAATGGAAGTTACTCAAGCAATGATCTCGATGATTGAATCTAGCAACAACCCTACAATTAATACGATGAGGAACTACTTTAATGCCATGGGATATACTTTATCCATAGAGCCAAAATTTAGAGGTTATGACGCACTATTAAAAAGCAAAGAGTTATGACTTTTTTAACGATACTTGGATGTATCTTGCTAGGATTTGGTGCATCTATAATACTAACTATGAACTTAGCTACCTCTTATGTTAGGAAATTAGAAAAACAAACTTTTTGGATAAATGTATATAAAAATGAAGATGGTATTTTATTTTCTGATAGAATGGTAGATACTGAAAGGGAAGCGATTTTTGATGCAGCTGGTAGAAAAGATTATGTTAAAAGAATGAAGATAAGATTATGAGTTATTTTATTTATCCAGGATTAGAAGAAAAACACAAAATATTCTGTAGGCTGAAAAGAACTACTGATGACGTAGCTACTATTATCCATATAACCTGTGAGGCACTTGAAATAAGTATGAAGGATTTAATTGGTAAGAAAAGAAATAAGGATCTTGTCGAGGCCAGAATGATAGCAGTAGGATTATTATTAGAGGTTAATGCAAATTTTGGATTAAAGAAATTAGGTTCAATATTTAAAAAAGACCATACTACTATTATTTATTATCGTGATACCCACAGGGATTTAGTTAAGTTTGATAAGTCATTTAGGATAAAAAACAATTTAGTTAAATGTTACTTATGATTTTATTTTGTAGATAACTTTTAGTATATTTGATTATGGCACTTGAGGATAACATTAGTAAAGAAATTATATTACAATCACAAATTGAACAATTAAAAATCAAACAAATGGAAACAATTAAGACGATTGAAGAAATCGAAAATCAGTTAAAAGCTCCAATGAATTACAAGTGGAGGATTCAAAGTATCAATGATTATAAAGCAACCTGTGTTGCCTATATAGATGCAAGAGATGTAATGGATAGACTTGACGAGGTTTTTGGAGTACATGGTTGGGAAGATGAATATGAAGAAGCTGATGGTAAGCTATTTTGTAAATTGAGCTGTCACTTTCCGAACAAACAATTTCCGATAACTAAATCAGATACAGGATCGGAATCAAATGTAGAAAAGGATAAGGGTCTTGCATCAGATACATTTAAAAGAGCAGCAGTAAAATTTGGTGTTGGTAGATTCTTATACAACTTAGGTATTGAGGACTTAAAGGTTAAGAAACATACCAATGGAAAGAACTACCCAGTAGATAGTAAAGGTAATATTTTATGGACTTCAGTAGAATTAAACGATTATGTAAACTCTAAAAATAAATAATATGAAACCCGAAAACATAATAAATTGGTTTTTACTAATAACAACTGTATTGGTAATTGGTAAATCTATTGACCTAATAAAAATTAGTTGGTATGAGGCATTTATCCCTTTGATATTATTAATTGTATCAGCACTTTTAATATTTATCTTAGCTGCCGCTATTTACTTGAAAGACCAAAATGGAAAAAAGTAAGATTATCCCTCATGGGTCAGAACAATGGAAATCGGAAAGGTATGGAAGGTTTACTCCTAGTGAACTTCATAGACTAATGACAGAGCCAAGGATTAAGACAGAGGTTCTTAGTCAGGGAGCAATTACTTACATAAAAGAAAAGGTTACAGAAACCCTAATAGAAGATTCAAGCGAAGAAACACAATTCTCTAATGCTGCAACAGCTTGGGGTAACTCTTATGAAGATGAAGCAATTAATATATTTTCGGATCTTGTGGATACTGAAATTATCAGGCCAGGTCTTATTATATACAATGATTATTTTTGTGGAACTCCTGATGGTATTGCTAAAGATAAGTCTTTTGGCATTGAGGTTAAGTGTCCTTATAATTCGTCTATTCATTTGGATAACTTACTTCTTAGCAAAGAAGATTTTAGGAAAGCTAGGAAAGAATATTATTATCAGATACAAGGCTATGCGATATTAACAGGAATCAATGATTGGTATTTTGTTAGTTATGACCCTAGGCAAAAAGAATCTTTAAGGATGGTTCACCTATCTATAAATAAAGACGAAGTAGATGTATCATTAATTCATAAAAAACTAAAAGTAGCAAATTATTTTAAACAATCTTTATTACATAAATTAAACAAATAAAATGGAAACGAAAAAATCAAAATTCTGTGGTAGTGGTCAATTAATGGGAGAGGATTTATTAGTAGATCTTAACTTAACCCAGTTAAAGGAAATCTTATTAGACGCAGAGAATGCACAATTTAAGAAGTCTTTTGTTACTAAGGATGGTACTAAGCAGGAAACTTTAAAGCTAAAGCTGGTGAAGCGTAAAGAAGCTCAAGGTTATTCTACACACTTCCTTGTTTTAAATGATTACATAAAAGGAGAAAATGCCAAGAAAGTACAAGTCGCAGATGATCTCCCTTTCTAAAGCTAAGTTTGTTGATGACTATAGATGGACTATAGCATTTGAGGCAATCAAGGATATAACAGGAGTAAACCCGAACGCTATAAGAAGAGCAAGTAGGGTAACTCCACTTCCAGCAGTTAGGATGATGGTTTCTTATGTTATGAGTTCAGAACTTGGTCAATCACCTGATTATATATCTTCACAAATAAATAAGGATAGAACTCTTACGTATTACTATATTAACCACTTTCCTGAATATATTAAAGAAGGAATTTATAAAGATTATTACGAGGCATTTCTTGAATTGTTTTACCATAAGTTAAAGTCATTAGGATATATTTGTAATTGCTGTGGTGCATTAGATCCAGTAATAAAAGGAGATAAGCCATTAATACCTAAAAGTGAATCAAGATTTAAAACCAAACTAGATGATATTAAAAAGTGATATTGATAAATTAGCAGATATTTGCTGCCGAGAATTGGAGATTAATATTGATGATTTTTATAGTCCTAAACGTCATCGAAAACTTATTGACGCAAGAAGAGTTTTTTTCTACATACTTAAAGATTACCATAAAATAAGTGAACATTACGTAGAGCAGATAGTTCCTAATCTTAGAAACAGAACAACAATTATGCACTTAAATGATTCAACTAAATTTTATCTTAAAAGCGATCTTTATATGAAACTTATTTACAAATCAATTTACGAAAAGTATACTAAAACAAAATATAATGGCTAAGAAAAAGAAAAAAGAAATAGTACCTGTAGATGTAATTGTTAATAATTGTGAATGGTGTTTTCAGTTTGATGATGACGAACCAATAGTTTTTGCTAATTCTAAGGAAGATGCAACGGAGGACCAGAAAAAGATTACATTTACTTTAGGGAATAATACAGGATCTAATATTACATTTAAAAGCAATGAAAAAATATTAAAACTATTCGTTAGAGAACGAGAATAAATTAACTTAAAACCAAACAAGTTATGAATAAAGACCATGGGTATTACTTTGTAATTCCAGCCAATATCTTCCACCATAAAGATTTATCTGCTAATGCTAAATTAATGTACGGTATCGTATCTAATTTTTGTGACAGGTATGGTAAATGTACTGCATCAAATAAGTTCTTTGCAGAAGCCTTTAATAAGTCAGAAAATACTGTTAGTAGATGGATTAGTGAACTGGAGTTCTATGATTTATTAGATAGCTTTATAGACTTTTCAAGTGGTAATAAAAGGATTTTGACCCTATCCACAAAAATAGGGAGAGCTATCCCCAAAAATGATGAGACCTATCCCCAAAAATGGGGAGATAATACTAATATTAATAATATAAATAATAATACTATTGTCGAGATCATCGATTTCCTAAACGATACTGCTAAAACAAACTTTAAATCTGGTAACAAATCTACTCAAGGATTTATCAATGGAAGGATAGCAGAAGGTTATACCTTAGAAGATTTTAAAAGTGTTATTACAACCATGGCCAGTAAATGGATAGGTACTGAATGGGAAGAGTATTTAAGACCTTCAACTTTATTCACACCTACAAACTTTGAGAAGTATTTAAACTCTGCTGTTAAAACCAAAAAACAAAAAGAACCAATTAAAATAAAAGCGTAATGAAACAGCAACCACAAAATATAGAAATAGAAGAGCAGGTAATAGGTACTATCCTATCCCAGAGTAATAGTTTTAACATAGCAATAAATATTATAAACAAAGATTGTTTTTACAATCAAAGACTTCAAGACATATTTGTTTCTATCCTATCATTGTATTCAACCTCTAAGCCGATAGATATTGTATCAGTAAGCAATACCCTTAGAAACAATAATAAATTAGATTCTATTGGAGGATTAGACTTCCTGATTGGATTATCTGATAAGACAAGTAATAAAACCTCTTTTGAATACCATTGCTATATACTTCTTGAACTTCACGAAAGACGTAGCGGAATTTTAACTGCTAATAAATTAATTGATGGACTTTATGATTTAAGTACTGATATTGATGAAAACATGGTAACTGCAAACCAAGTGATTTTAAGCCTCTCTAACGAAGTTTCTAATATAGGTGGCATAAGTTTAGGTGAAAGTATAATAGAATTGATTAGAGAGCAGGAAAATGAGCTTAAAGGAGATTTTAATGGATGTAGAAGTAAGTTCGTAGATTTAGATAAACTTATTGTAGGATTTAAAAACCAGCAGATGATTATTGTTGCAGGTAGACCAGGTATGGGTAAAACTACATTTGGAATTAATATTGCCTATAGACTTGCTAAGTTTGACAATACCCCAGTAGGATTTTTTAGTTTAGAAATGAGTAGTATTGAATTAACTAAAAAGTTTGCAGCTATAGAATCTCAAATATGTAACTCCAGGATAACTAACTTAGATGAACCTATTTTATTAGATTATTTTAAGAAGGCTCAAAATATTGCAGAGTTACCTATTTATATTGACGATAAGGCTGGGTCTACAATAGATGAAATTAGATCAAGAGCAATTACGATGAAACGTAAACACAATGTTGAAATAATATTTATCGATTACCTACAGTTGATTTCTTCAAAGGGTAATAAGGGAACAAGAGAGAATGAGATTTCGGAAATTAGTAGAAAGATAAAGTTACTCGCTAAAGAATTAAATATTCCAATAGTTGCCATTAGTCAATTATCAAGAGCCGTAGAAACTGCTGATCCTAAAGTACCTTATATGCACCACTTGAGAGAATCAGGTAGTATAGAACAGGATGCTGATATGGTATTAATGTTATGGAGGCCAGAATACTACGATTATAAAGAGTTTGACTATAATGATGTAATGCAAGATAGTAAAGGTAAATGTGTTACCTATGTAAGAAAGAACCGTAATGGAGATATTGGGAAGGCATTAATGAATACCAATTTAGCAGTTTCCAGTTTTTATGATATTGTAGATAACTTTTCAGTCAATAGGGATTACTTTTAATTATATTTGAATAAGTTATCGGAATGTGAGGTGGTGGAATTGGCAGACACGCTATCCTGTCACGATAGTGCTTGAGTTTTTATTTCATCATCTTTTCTCAAGTTTGGAGGTTCGAATCCTTCCTTCACAGCAAAATTAAATTAAATTAAATAAATTATGGATCAGAACAAAGCATTAGAAATTTTAATTAACGTAGCAATAGTTGCACAATCAAAAGGAGTATTATCATTAGATGATGCAGTAGTAGTAAAACAAGCTATCGATGTATTTATTCCAAAGAAGGAAGCTGAAATAGAAGCTGAAACGGAAGATGTCCAATCCGAAGAATAATACAACAATAGAAATATTGCAATTATTGGAGGACTATCTTTTAATGAATCCCAAAATAAGGTTTTGCCAGGCTCTTTATAATTTAAATATCATCGATAAAGAAGATAGATTTTATGAGGATTCTAGCAAGACCTTAACTAGACTTAGGAGATTGATAGAAAAGAATGAGTATTGAATATGATTCTATTGATAGTTTAGTTGGATCTGAATGGAGGTTTTCGGGGTCTACAAATGAAATTGTAAGGCTTAGAGAAGTTTCTAAAGGTACTAGTAAAATACTTGGTAGAGTGATAATTTTTGAATACTTAGATAGAGATAAAAAACCTTTTGCTACTAATGAATACAACTTCAGAAGAGACTTCTTTTGGGCAGAACGATTAAAATAATGGGATACTTGGATATATTAGAAGAACAGGTTTTACAGGCAAAAAAGATTAAAGATCTCATGAGGCTTAAAAAACAAAAGGAAGAGGAACTTCATAAAATAGTAATGGCTTTACGTCAACTTATACAGAAATAATATGGCAGATATAACAATGTGTACAGGTGATGGATGTGATCTAAAATTAAAGTGTTATAGACATACTGCAAATCAATCAGGTTGGCAAAGTTGGTTTATGGAAGTACCTTTTAAAGATGGTAAGTGTGATATGTTTTGGGGTAATAAAGCAGAAGATAGTTATAATGACTTAAAAGTTGTATTTAGGAATGATATAATTAAAGATAAATGAAAAGAATACCTGGAATACACTACGAACTTATTGAAGAAAAAAAAAGTAATCCAATTGCTGATTTTCAAAAAGATTTACAAAAAAATATGCTTACTCAAATTATGCAATTTGATGAAGAAATAGGATTATACAATAATAAAACAAAAAATAAAAGGGTATTTGAATCTGGAAGCCAAAGGGATAACGATAGTAATAAGCCATTGCCTAGTCATTTAGATGCTTATGTACGTTTAAGATATGGTTATCTATTAAGGATGGGAGCTAATCATTACGAGAAAGGGAACTGGAGGAAAGGTCAACCTACAGAAACAGCAATAGAATCTCTCCATAGACATTTAGCAAAGTTTGAGATTAACTTACAGAATGGAGTTGAGCAAGATGAAGATCACTTATCTGCTATTATATTCAATGTACAGCTGATTATGAAGAATGAGGAGAAGGAAGGTATTAAGGTAGATCAGTATTACATTCCTAATTCGAATTAATGTGCATTATATTACACTTTATGTCAAATAATAATAGATAATTCCTATAAATTCCAACATTTGTGCAGTATTTTGCACTTTATGATGTTTGTCAACATATAGCTTTACAAATCTATTAAAAAAGTAAACTTATAACTTGACAAAAAGGATTAGTGTAGATAACTATTATAAGAAGTAAGAATTTTTCTCGGTATATTTATAACGTGGTTACTGTCAGTAGGTTGGTTTGGTTCTCCTATAGACAAAGATTGGGGGAGAGTATCCCCCTTTCCTTTTTATATCAACTCTACCTCAATTACTAACCTATCATCGCCTTCACGATAACTATAAACAAGTTCCTTTACGTACCTTACATTATCATCTTGGAATATCTTTCCTTTAGCTAAGTCTAAGAAACACTTTGCCCATAACCCACACTTATTATCCAAATCCCAATTTTTTAGATTCCTGTAGTATATTATACGTACTCTAACTGGTTCTGTAATTAGTCCTACCTGACTAAACTCTTCTGTATTAAGAAATGTCTTTAATTCACTAACGATTCGTTGTCTTACCGAGTAATGGATTCCTGCATAGATAGCATTATACCCTAGATATATTTTTCGTTTCTTAGTCTTTCCTATCTCTATAAAAGTAGGCGGATTATTATAATCTAGTCTTACCATTAAAACTTAATAAATCTAATATACTATCTATTTCATTACAAATCTTAATTTGCAAAGCATACTTTTGTGGAGCATTACTATCTTCTAATATGTTAAGAAGCTCTCCCAAACTAATCATATAGTCAACCATCTCATCAAAGGCTAATATAGATTCCTGATTTTCAAATATTTCCTTTAATTTACTCATATCCATTCTATTTTAGATCCTAAGTTCATTGGAATAAATAAAGCTACTCGGCCATCGATAACAATACCACAACCCAAAGTAGGTTTCTTAGCATATACTTTACCATAAGCCATAGCATAACTTCTAACGTCTATACCACAACCTACATTCATACCAAATATCATATCTCTGTCAGATGCTGAATAAGAAACTCCACCAAAGGAATGTATATGACCTATAACTGTTGATTGACGGCTATCTCTAGCTCTATTGATTGCTCCCTGTGCCCCACTACTTCCTGTACCATGGATATACTGAACATTATCTAACTCATGAGAATATCCCCATTTCCAACCATCAGGATAACCAAGCATTTCATTATATGATTTAAACATTGATTTTGGGATACCAGCAGTTTGAAGTTTTCTAAATGGTAGACTAGAATGATTCCCCATACATCCATAAACATTTGGGTAAGCCTCGTACCATTGCTTATGCTCCTCTCTAGCAGCTTGTAATTCACTACCAGCAGAATGTCCATCAGGATCAGATTCGTGGTAACTAAGGGCATGAAAATCGGTATCATCGCCAATATCTACAATAGTATCTACCTGAAACTTATTAAATACTTCGTAAACAAATTTAAAATAATCTGGGTGGGTAAATGGAGCATGACGATCGCCGATAATACCTACTACACTTGAGTTTCTAAAGCTTTTTACTAAATCGTATTCACCTTCATTTAAACGTGGTCTGTGTTGCATAGTTAATTATTTTTTGTTTAAATATAAAGATAATAACTAAAATGCTAATAATCGATAACGTAAATATAGCTATTTGCTTATAATTTGATTTCTTAGCTACAACCTTTGATTTCTCACGTACATAAACATTACGATATTCAACTACTTTTTCAGTAATTTTTATAGGTATTTGCTTTGGTAATGATATTGATGATAGGTAGTAATACTTATTCTTGAGTGTTATAAGTACCTTTACTCCATTTTTATTAGTTAAGCTAAATGTGGTATCTCTTTGGGGTTGCTTAAAACTAAATTTTAAGGTATCTGACTTAATTGTGATGATTGTATCAACTATTCTAGTAGTAACCAGCTTTGTTTTGTCGATAAATATACTATCAGTCTTCGTAACTATCCTGCTGTTGAGCAATCCACACGATGATGCAAGTAGCGATAATAATAAGAGGGGTATAATCCATTTATTTCTTTTTAGCATCTGCTGTAAATATAAAACCTGCCCCTGTAGCTATAATAACACTTGCCTCTGTCCAGTTAGATTTATCTAAAAATACTGATACTAGTCCCGATATAATTATAATAAATCCTATCAAACTTGATTTCCAATTCTCTTTCATTTTCCTTGACCTTTATATTTCTTTAAATAATTCTTACTGCTTTTTATTTTAGAGCTTTTATTTTTAGAATGTCGACCAGGTCTACTAACCTTTTTATTTCCATTAAAGCTTTTAACTTCTGATATTTTAACTTTAGCCATCTTTCTTTACTATTTCTAATTCAATACTTTCACCAACTAGCTTTTGTGTTAAATCCTTTTCCATAGAACCTAATATCCAGTTCTTTATTTTAGCTATCGTTGGATTAGGCTTATCTAAAAACCTAGACTTAGCAACCAATATACATCCTTCTGAATTTAAATGGGTATTACCTCCATGTATTCTAATTCCAGCAAATCCTGGTACTCCTAATACTTCTGGCATTGTTCTTTTAAACCTAGGACTCATTGTAACCGATACCTCATAAGTTCCATAAGGAATAGCAGTTGCAGCATATATCTTAGTTTTCTGTATAGTCTTTAAACTCATTGATTTCTTTAATCCTCTATCTGCATCTTCTAATGTATAGCAGTAAAATACATCATCAATAAATAAAGACCCAATAGTTTCTGTAGAAGTAAATACTTCTCTAATTAATTTTAATTTCATTATTTACCTATTATGTCAGAAATCGTTTTTAATATACCCATACCAATTAAAGTTAACGCAGCATAGAAGTAAGATTTATACTTTTTTACCTCTGATCTTAATTGATTGAAATCGCTTTTTAACTCCCTATGTTCTTTAACTAAACCAACAGCATCTGGGTCTATTGGATTACCAGCAAGTAATTGATATATATCTTTTACCATATCCTTCACTTCTTTCATATCATCTTTCAACTTTTCTATTTCATTAGCCATAGAATCAATCTTACCTGCCTCAAAGTGTGTCATTACGATGCAATAATTTTATTAACTAGAGTATATCCTGTTGTATCTTTAAATTCTGATGAATATAATAATGAGTTTTGATTTCTCTGTTTAAAATCCATTTTGAAATCAAGCAATACAAAAGTTACATCATCTAGTCCTATTGGGTCATAAGTAAATTTATCACCTATCCAATAAAGATCAGATTTATAATCACCCTCTATTACTAAATTTGAAAGTCCATTATTCTTTTGTATTTCCTCACCTACATTTCTTTGAATACCAGGTATAGCTAAACTATCGTAGTCTAAAACCATATCATAATCTTTGGTAATTAAAGAATTTGAAATTGTAGATACTATATTTTGTGGGTTATTAAATACTGTACCATCATAAGGAATAATAGATAGATACGATTGCTCATTTGCTATTATAGCAGTAGTATCAAAAGATTGCCTTTCTTTATTTAATTTAAGTCCAGAGTAATAAGTTTCAGATGATTGACTTAAATATACACCATCAGTATTATTGTTTTTATATGTTTGTATTATAGCATACTTTCCATAGGAATAATAAGGATCTAATGATGGGTTGTAATTAGCACAATAAGGAGAATATATCTTCATAAATAAATCACCCTTGGCTGGTATCTTAATATTCTTTATATTACTAGATGATAGATAAGTTTCTGCTGTAACAAAA